TCTAAATCTGTTGATTCTCTATGATTCCAAGCATCTTTTAATTTATCTATGATTGAAGTTTTCAATACATCATCTTCAACCTCATTTATTTTTACTTTAATTACTTCTAATGTTGGACTTGTTTTAAATTCATAAAAGTAAGAAATAATATTTTTAACTAACCATTTATTTGCATCAGAATCAAAATATTCTTGTTGTAGAATATCTGATATTGTTTGTAAGAAAGTTTTCTTAACCAATAATGATGCTATAATTTTGGATTGAAATGAATTTCCAAAACTAGTTAGTTTTTCATTCTCCATATAACTTATTCCTTGTTTCTTTTCTAATTTTGTCTTGTTGTTGTTTACGATATCTTTGTCGGGCTTGTAACTTTAATTTTTCTTTATTACGCTCATAATGTTCTCGTTGCCATCTTAACTGAGCTTCTTTCTTTTCTTCTTTTGTTTTGTATATTACTTTTCTACCCATATATAAATATTGTTTTTATTTTCAAAATCAAATAAATTTTTTTATCCACTGCTCCACATTGCTTCAATATTTTCTATCTTGTGTTCTTTACCATTAGTATCGATAAAGGTTTCTGGTAAATCATTATACTGACCCTTTGGAACATTTCCGTGGTCAGTCATAGAACCTCTTTCTCTCAATGGTGGTAATCCTTCTAAATCACAATAATCCCATTGGACTGGTTCGTCCACTCCGTCAACTTCTACCATAGGTTTAGATTTGTTTAATCCGTATAATTGATGTAAAGGAAATTTCATTTTTGTCCCATAAATTTTACTAATGTTTGAAATTTAGTTTGCAACCAAGTTTCTAAATTAGGAAGTGCTGAATACATTTTATCCTCTATGAACATTTTCTTAAATGTTTCCTTTTGTAATTTAGGTATTGGTTCTCTAACTTTATCTATTGTTTTTGTTTTGGCTGATGCTGATATATTTACATTGTGTAATTGCATTAAATCAAAGTTTCGTTCCATAATATCTCTATGTTGTTCTAATTCATCAAACTCTTTTATTGCATCATCAACCGAAAATTGTTTTTCTTCTAATAAAAATGGTAGTTTTTTAATTACGGTTTTTAATCCATAACCACGAACACCACTAATATTATCAGATTTATCTCCGTCAAATATTCTATACATTAACAAATTGTGTGCTGGAATTCCATATTCCTCCATTACTTGTTCTGGTTTGTATAGTTTTTTCTTTGTTGGCGACCATACTGATATTCTATCATCAACCAATTGTAAAAAATCTTTATCTGATGACATTATCGTTACTTTACTATCAGTTAAAACTTGTTTGGATGTGTATGCAATAATGTCATCGGCTTCCACATTGTCTATTGATAGTAAAGTAATCGGTAAGTATTCTAAATAATCAATCGTTCTTCTAATTTGTCGTATCATATTTTCACGTTCGTGTTCAATATTATCGAACCCATACGCTCTATTCAATCGAATATTTGTTTTTCTTTTGGCTTTATATTCAGGATATGCTTTACGACGGCGACTTGACCCACCCTTTCCATCAAAAACTATGATGCAACGAGTAGGTCTAAACATATTGATTGTGTAACCTATTGATTTCAGAAAACCAACTATTCCACCAATGTGTGTCCCGTCATCATTAGTAGTTGGTATAACACTAAACACTCTAATGAAAGTATTTAGGCCATCTATTATCAACACATTTTCATTTGGATTATCTCCAAGTTCCGAGCCGCCTTGTTCTTTAATTTCATTAAGAATCGATAAATACTTTTTTTTATTCATCTCCTATGACTTCCCCTGTATACTCTATATCATCAATACCTACATTGCCTTTTTGGTATTCTAAAATACATTTTTCACAAATTTGTTTGTAAAGATGATTACGAAGTCCGTCATTAGTTTCCATTAACTCTTTGAAATCTTTTGATTGGAATTTATATTCTTTTTTGCGGTATTCCAAGGTATACCAAGCACCAGCTGATTTTACCAACTTGTGTTCTTTCATTACACCTAACCAACCACCATAGTTATCAATTCCAGAATCAAAATACATATCGTAGTCTGCGTGTCTCAAAGGTGGGCCTAATCTGTTTTTAATGATTTGAGCTCTACACTTCATACCCAAGATATTCTTTTTCTTACTATCTTTGATTTGACCCATATTTTTTAATCTAACACGGGTTGAAGCGTGAAATGGTAATGCTTTACCACCACTCGTAGTCCACGGGTCTCCAAACATAACACCTAACTTTTGTCTTAATTGATTTGTAAAGACAAGTGATACTTTTTGACGACCAATCATTTGAGTTATCTTACGAAGTGCTTTTGAGATAACGATTGCTTTTGTAGTCGCATATCCGTCTTTACCAAAGTCTGCTTCTATTTCAACTTTCGTTGATGTAGCCGCTAGTGAGTCCACCAAGATAGTTACTAATCTATCTTTGTCTGATTCACGAACTTTAGTAATGATATCTTCAATGGCTTCAAATATATCTTCAACACATTCGAAGTGTAGATATAACAATTTACTAACATCAACACCAATAGCTTCCAAGAAATCTCTACTGACTGATGTTTCTGTATCCATATAAACTGCGATACCACCTTTCTTTTGAGTTTCTGCAAGTATGTGTGATGCAAGTAATGATTTACCACTTGATTCTAATCCATTGATTTCTGTAATTCTACCAACAGCAATACCTCCGTCTTCACGATTAGAGATTGCTAAATCTAACATTGAAGACCCTGTTGAAATAAAGTCTTTAATGTCTGTTGGTGTATCATCACTTCCGTCTAGGAAATACGCTACTTTGTTGTCTTTGAACTTTTTGTTCAGGTTATCGGCTATGACATTAGCCAAATCGTCTTTTACTGACATTTTCTACTCCTTAGTTATTGAATAAATCGTCGAATTGTTGACTAGCGTCTTGAACTTTATTGGCTGATTCTTTTTTAGCTTTGTCCTCTGCTAGTTTTTTATCGAACTCGTTTTCAGATTTTGGTTCTTCTTTTACTGATGTTTCTTCTGTTGATTCTTCATCAGGATTTAACCACTCATTCAAGACATTTGTCAATTCTTCATATGACAACTCTTGATAGATATCTGTAATCTCTTTTTGAGTTTCTTTTATTCTCTCTAATACATTAGAGTCTTCCGTGATTGGTGTTTGATTTGGTTTAACTCTGATTGAAGTTGAAGGAAATGATGCTCCTGTTTCTTCAGCAGTTTTAAACTCTAATGTTACATCACGACCATTTTTCGGGTCTGTGATATCACCATAATCAGGGTCAGCAATGATTGAAAGAAGTTCTTGATAAACTGTCTTTCCGAATCCCCAAAACTTAACTCCTTCAGATTCTTCACCACGAACAATAACAGGTGCGAAAGTTCTCATCTTGGCTTCTAATTTTCTACCAAGTGTGTAGTCATCTTTACTACCGGTTGTTTTTAGTCTTTGTGAAAATTCTTCAATTGGGTCTGGTCTACCAAAAGAAATCGGTGATAGATAGTTCTTTCCACCTAGATTGTAGTGAAAAAATAATTCAATAAATGGTGTATCTGGATTGAATTTGTTTGGAACTATTCTAACTTGTTGTTTTCCTGGTTGCGGTTTCCAAAGATTTGAAGTTCTAGTGTTGGTTGATTGTAACTGGTTTAACCTTTTTTTGATTGCGTTAATATCCATTTTGTTTCTCCTATTAATTAATTGTTAATTGTTTAATTGTTAATCAGTAATAAATATAAAGAAGTTTTGGAAAATACCAAGCTTTTTTACCAATCTTTAACATTTATTATTTTGAATATTTTTGTAGGGATAATATTCAACCCTTCTTCATTTGTCAATAGTAAATTGTTTTGATAGTTTTCCCAAGGGATTGGAAATGATTTATCCAATACTCCATTGTTTAAACTTCTAATTGTTTCGTTTAATGCATTAATTGTGTATAATGTGTTGGATTGTTTTTTTCTATGTAAAGAGATAGTTCCGGATATGGCTTCATCTCCGTCATAATAATCTTCAACCATTTCTATATTGTAAGTGCAAATTAATTGTCCTGCATCGTCTTCGTTTTGAAATACATAAATTTTATCAAATAAAATAGTATAAGAATCTATAATGGAATCAACAACAAGATTTAACTTGCTGTGTGTTGTGAAGGTGCATAATAATTGAGTTTTCATTTTTTAGCTTTCTCACTAACTTTTCTAATTATACACTCTCTCATATCCAATCCGTGTTTACTATCTACTTTATCAGAAGTTCCGGCTGTTCTAAATTCATCACTCATTAATTCTTTATTACCATTTGGTGAATTTACTGATATTCTTCC